GTTAATGATGCAACGGCCATATTTGTAATCTCCTATGCATTTATTTACCTCGATTGAGGCCAAAAGAAAAGGGGTGTTTCCACCCCTTTTTCTGCTCTAACGGTGCCGTTAGATGCTGGTCTGTGTGGCACTTGCTGAATTGGCAATAGCACCTGTGTTCTTGAGACGCAATGGAATGTAGATAAATTCTACGGCCTTCACAGGTTCGATCGCGATATCAACCCACAACTCATTAGCATCGATTCTGGCGGGTGTGTTGTTAGAATCATCACATACCACCAAGAAGTCATAGATACCACGCTTGGCCACAAGATCAATACACAATCCATTCACAGCATTGCTGATTTCATTTCTAGTGATCTGATCATTGGGTTCAAACAGGTATTGTTTGCCAATTTCTTCCAATCTGCCACGCATGAACGAAACCAGTCGTGCTACATTGATACGATCCAGTGCCGAAGTCTGTCCATAGATGGTTTTGTTACCAAAGTTTGTGATACCCACACCTGGAATAAATGTGATTGGATTGATTTTATTCAAATATTCAACATCACGCAAACCTTGATTATTACCAATAGTAGTAAATTCACCTGTAGCGGCATTGATGTAACCAATTCTAGCAGCATTGTCAATCACACCGCGGCGTGTGCCAGCCGGTGCCAACCATGGATAACTTACTGAATCACTGCGGATTATGGTACGAACCATCATGTGACTTGGTGCAGTAACCACTGTGCTTCCGCCAAGATCTGTGGTCTGGCAACTTGGGTAGAACACAGCAGCATATGCTGAACTGGTTGTGAGTCCATCACCTGCAAACAATCCTGTCCCGGCGCCTGTTCCACCATTGTCTGTGGCCCAGGCCACAAGGTCGTTACCATTTGGCCCTAAACGCATAGGCGTGTCTCCCACAACAAACAATGTATTATTGCGTTCATTGCTGAGTGCTATCATATTGGGAATCAATTCAGGATATGCAGTACAGGCCGCTAGATTGAATTGGGCTTGTTCTTCACGCACTGTGATGCTGGTATCAATACCTGATTTTAGCGCGGCAACAATCAGGGCACGTTGAGCAAAACGACCCATGTTTGGCGCACCAGTTGCTCTGTTGCCAGATGCAGTGACCCATGAATTGGTCTCTAACAGATCCCAGTACGAAGTCTGTGTAGCAGGATTTTGATTAGAACCAGCTTGTATAGCCACATACAATACTGCGTTATACAACACCTGATCACCCACGGCATAGGTGGTGGCACTGTTCCAGGTGTCATAGCTGAAGTCAGCAGCGTTAAAGTAATCAACCTGGAAGCTCTTTACATTGAATCCTGAACGGCGTGTGTTGAACAACAGCATGCCGGCCGGATATTGAGTGTAGTCTGGTGCATCCGCATCCAAATAATCACTTGTGAGCAATGATGTGATACTGGGCAAATCGCCTGTGATGGGATTTACTGTGCCTGTGGTGCTCCAACGAGCATCTGTAAACAGCACACCATTGGATGTTTGTTGATCTGTGTTGTCAATCAACACCCACTGATTGACACCATCCACTTGTTGCCAACGCTTGATCACTGGATAGATTTCAAGATCGCTGGTGTCAATCCAAAGGTCACCGTACACCAATGGGGTACCATCGGTCTGTGTGGTAGGTGCTGTGGTAGAAATAATTGGCCCAGTAGGATTGGTGCCAGACAGATTATAACCGCGTGTGTCATTGGTTTCATTCTGGTATCCTACCCATCCTGATCCACCCTGAATCATGATATCTACCTGGCTGGTGGTTGAATAGTACCAATATCTTCCATCTGCTGGATCTTGATTTGGTGCTACAGCACTGGCTGTGTACACCAATGGAATCCATCCACTGAGTTGCAAGAAAGCATTTTGATTGTCGTCTACGATGTTGCGGCAACCTGTGGTGCTGGTAGAGAATCCAGCAGCACCCACGGCAGTGCCCGAGCCAACATTTTGCAACAGGATAACGCCGCCGATGCTTTGCGTTAACACGATGGCACCAGTGCTGTCCACAGTGGCAACCACATTCAGCAAACCTGCAGAACTCACCGCAGTAATAAATGCCGCTGCATCGGTACCGTTAACTGTGACAGTAACTGTGCTACTCAGCGAGGTAGAGTTTGCCAGGCTAGTGGTAATGGTAAATTGATTACCATTGGTGAATGTAGGTGTGCTGGTGCTGCCGGTGACCACTGTGGCACCTGCTGGACTGCGTTCAAACACCTGCAGGGTGTAGGTGCTGTTGTAGGGCAAATCGTTTTGGATTTCTGTCCAGTATGTAGTTGCAGTAACCGGATTCTGATTTGTTCCGTTCTGTATAGAAATGTATGTTAGAGTGTTATATAACACTCGATCACCAACCACATATGCTGTGCTACTACTCCATGCAGATACCCCACTTGCAGCAGGATCCACATTGTATTGTGTATAGGTTGTGCCAGCCGGAATGTTCTTACCACCGCCTGTGGCATCTAGTGTGGCATTGGCATTCCAGTCATTTTGGTATACCGGTGCTGCCTGGGTAACCCATACACCCAGTGCGGTGCTGTATTTTTCCACAATCATGGCAGTACCAAGATTTTGTGCAGTGGTCTTATTCCACACACTGCCTGTTGGGCGTGGTGTGGTGTCGGTGGTTCTCCAACGTGGAAACACATAATTTGGGCTTTGTTGCAGACCAGGTGCATAGTATGTGACCTCTGCAGTAAGACCCAATGTGGTCAACAATCCGGATGTTGATCCAACGGAACTGATACGGATCAACCCATCATCTTGTGTTGAACCATCTGATGTGGCCTGGCTGTCTGCAAACAAGCAAAGTTTGTTGTCGATCACAGCAGAATACACACCAGTGATATTGGCACTGTTGATAGCCCCGCTGAGTCCTTGAACGGTGTTGTTGATCGACGCAGGAACTGCTACCGAGGTACCATTGATCACAACGGTATTACCGGCGGTGAGTGTTGTGGTCACTGCATTAGCACCTTGTACAGCAGGGTAACTCAATTTCCAATCATCGCTCCCGACCAAGACCCAAGTGTTGAATAAGTCGCTGAGAGTGGTAGAATTGCCTGTGGCTGCTGCCACTGTACCGTTTTTGTAATAAACTGGGTTGGCTGTGTTAGTAGCCACCACTGTATAATCGCCAATTGCACCGTAATCTTGCAATGGTACACCATTGCTGAGTTCCGCTGTGCTGGTGATCACACTAGGTACCATGTTGCTGAATGCACCAGTGGTTTGATTCCATTCAAAGATACCCCACTGAGTTGTGGCGGTGTTTAACCAATATGTGCCATTATCTGGCTCACCTGTGGGTCGCACCAAGGTAGCGGTGAGTTCTGTGAGATCGATATCAACACGCTGTACATACGCACGATTGGTAACACCCAACGCTGAATAAGCAGCCAACAAGCCGTATTCGTTAAGTTCGTAACCATTGATGGGTGTGCCTGCTGTGGTCTTGTAGAAGAATGGATTGCCAAATGTGGCTGCAAGATCGCGCTGACTGGTGATCAGATACAGACGATTTGCGGTGACTGCTAAAGTTCCTGCTGCTACACCTACTCCGGTACCCGATACTTTGTTCTGTGCTGTGGCAATTAAAAAATAAGGTACTGAATTTGTGGCTGCTGGAAGGTATTGACTTTCGTCAATGACTGTGACTTGGACTCCGGGTGATACTAGTGCCATGTTGGCTCCTTTAAAAACTGTTACAGATATTTATCGGATGCCTTCAAAACCAGGGGTGTTGCGATGCCCTTTGCAAAGGTTTACAGGCTAAATACTGTATGAGACCCATGTGTACCGCCTGCAATCAACGCCTAGTGGCTGTAAACTATTGTCGAGACGATGTCACGCACTATCGAGCCAGATGCGATCATTGCATCCGGCGAAACAAGAAGATCAGGCCGCCGGAAGCACTATGGAAGAAAGCAGGGTACAAGAAAAAACCCACATGCGATCGCTGTGGGTTCCGGCCTAGATACGCTAGTCAAACGCTGGTATATCATATGGACAGCAACATGCGGAATATTTCCCTGAACAATCTCAGAACCGTGTGCTTGAATTGTGTGGAGGAAGTCAGGCGGCTAGACGTTCCTTGGGTACCAAATCCGTTGCAAGCAGACCGCTGAGTTGGCTGTATAAGTCGTCCACTGTGTAATTGTTTTCCACAACATTATCAAATCGAGTGCCTGCCCAAGAGTATTCACTGGCATGCACACCTTCTGTATCTAACCAACGCTGTGCTGCTTCATCGCCATGATTGGCCTTGGCTGCGATATCATACCAATGCGGGACGATTCCGCGCTGGACCCAAATCACACGCCCACCGATATTCTTGATTGCAGCCACTTCATTGCGGAATCTACAATCAGAAATCACAATGTTGTCAGATCTTTGTCGCAGTTTGTTCTCCAAACTGGCAATCCAAATGTCTGTGTGGAAAGAATTTCTGCCCACTTCTGTACCCCAGTGCTGAAGAATCCAGCGTGGGGTCAAATGTGGCATGCCAAGTCTATCAGCCCACCAAGGGTCCACTTGTTCACGCCACTCTCGGGCGGATCGTGTGCGGCCCTCTAACAATTCTCGATCCCACCCAAAAACTGCTGCCACAGCATCTTTGAGTGTGGCGGCAAATGAATCACGACGAAAGCCGTGAAAGTTTACCAAATAATCAGCAGCAGTGTCTTTGCCTGCTCCAATAAATCCGCAGATTCCAATAATCATGATAATGCCTTTACATTTAGATGTCGAAGTGTGGACTGTAGCAAGTCAATCTGTCTACGGCAATCTTCAAGCGCATGATGACTTGCAGGTGGCTTGCCTAAATCCGGATACAGAGCATACACAGTTCTAGCATCTCTTACTCTGTAGTATTGCCACGGCAGTGGCCTACGTAAACTCTTGTAAGCATGCTCGAGTATGTTCATGTCAAAAGTTGGTCCATTGGCCCAGATTGATTTAGATTGCCATATCAGTCGACCCAGTTCTTCCAAGGCTGTGTCTAATGGAATGCGATTGTCTGGGCCAAATGCTTCTTCCTGTGCTTCAGGCGGTTGGGTAGCCCACCACTCAATTGTGCCCTGTTCAATGTTACGATCAGGTTGACTGTCCGGATCGATCCTAGCATAAAATTGTTGCGTGTGATAGCCTGTGCCCAGTGGGTCAAATGTCTGGGCGGCGATGGTGAGAATACAGGCTTCTGGTCCTGTGCCTACCGTTTCAATATCAATCATTAAATCAGCCATGTGCTAATTATAGCACAGATTTTATCCAATCACAAAGGTTAATGGCTGACTTCCATCCACATAATTCACCAATTGCTTGATAAGATCTGCCATTTCTTCTTTGGCTTCGGCTTTCATGGCTGTGCCGTTCAATGTGCCTCCGCCATTAGGACCGGCGATAGTGCCAAATTTCTCTCGGGCCTCACCAATGATCATCTTGCAAGCCGCTGTGGTGTAATCTCTGATCCATTGCTGTATTTGAAAGTCGGCTAACAGTTGTATCTCGGGCTTGAGATTATAGGTCCATAACAACACCACTTCTCCACCACCTGCTGGATTGCGGATGATTTGCAGTTTCTTTGTGACAGGATTCCAGGTGTAATTTAAGAATCCACCAAACATCCTGGCAGCCAATTCCACATACTGACTGTAGAAATCGTATGTGGC